GTTACTGGCATGTTCGGAACAGACTGCTGGTATAGAGGCAAGTACGGCAACTATCTAATAGAAGCACTGCAACTGCCCGACTTTGAGTATTCGTTCTACGGCGATAACGAGGATGGTACATACAAGTCTCCATCATCATGCCTGTCCCTTGCTGACACAATGGAGGAACGCATGACCGAGATGGGGACTGTCACTATAGACGGCGATGTAGTGGACAAAGAGGTCAAGTACGCTATTTGGTGGTTGCGCTGGGTCGCCAATGAGTGTAACGGGTCTGACGCATGGTACTAATTTGGAAATTTGGTATTTGTACCTGTATAGTTACATCACCTACTACTAACAAGGGAGAAAGCAATGCCTAACTGGTGTCAGCAATACGGAGAAGTCCGTGGACCGAATAAGGAAATAAAGCGCTTCATTGAGGCGATTCGTATTGAGCAAACCGAAGAGTGGAAAGCCATTCCTGATTGGAACAGAAACGATTGGGATATGAATCAACTCTTCCCCATCCCAACCGAACTGCACGAAACCATTTCAGGTGGCTACGGCATGAACGAGGATGGGACCAAGAAGCCTGAACAGATTGAATTAGAGAAGAAGCAAGCCGAGAACATAGCCAAGTACGGTTACAAGGACTGGTACGACTGGGCACATGCAAACTGGGACACCAAGTGGGGTGCTTGCAATGTTGAGTTTGACGAAGACTCATTTTTTGAGGACAACTGCTCCTCAATCATTCTGAGTTGGGAAAGCGCATGGTCGCCTGCGGTTGGTCTTATCAAGAACATCTCTACACAGTTCCCTGAACTCATATTCGGAATGCACTTCACAGAGGAAGCAAACTTCTTTGCTGGATACATGGTCTTTTATAAAGGCGAGATAATCGCTGAAGGCGACCACGGCATGGAAGGTCAGCCTGAATACAACGACGACGACGAGAACTACTATGAGAAGTTATCCGAGTGGAATGATTCCCTCGTCTTTCAGATTGCAGAAGCCATGGGTGAAGCCATGGACGCAAAACAGAGTTCCCTGTTCTAACGAACTGGGCATAAACAACCAAACACCTAACAAGGAGAAAACATGAATACCGAAAAGAAAGAAGCACGGGTAAGCGCACGGCTTCGCAAACTGCGTATTGAGCAAGAAATTTCTCAAGACGCACTAGCGAAAAAAGCAGGTCTTGAACGAAAGACCATCAACCGAATTGAGAATGGACACTTCTCACCAAGTCTCCATTCACTCATCTTGCTCTGCGGAGCACTCAAGGTGAAGCCATCAGATGTGTTGGAAGGAATCTAGATTTTTGGAAATCTGATATCTGGTGTACTAAGATGTCCTCAACTACTACTAAGGAGAAAATCATGAATACGACACTTGTCGGAGAAAGAATCAAACTAGTTCACACCAGCGACCCCTACACACGGATTCGCAAGGGGGACCTAGGGACTGTTACACGGGCGCCATATGAAAATGCTGGCTCCATGTGTATCGGTGTTGATTGGGACAACGGCAGTTCGCTCTCCTTGGTGGAAGGTGAGGACTCTTGGGTGTCCGTAGGGATTGCTGAGGAGTGGCTCACAGCGTTTGACCAGTACCTGAGTGCTGGCTACAAACTACTGGACCTTTGGCAACAACTAGACCTCAGGGACTCGCTGTTCCTGAAAAACATCAATGTGATTGAGTTCCCATTCGCAATGTCTTTTGACGAGTACTTGGAAGAGATGGCTGACATCAAGCAGACACTGGACGAGGCTGGAGACAAGTGAGCGACAACGAAAAGATGACATTTGATGTCAACCAGCATTCTCGCAAGGATGTAACCGTCTTTACGAGTGGCTACGACGAAGTCAACGCCAAGTTCATCAACATTGGAATCACTCATGAGGGTTTTATCATGGACTTTTATGAGGACGCAGAATTTGTCGGAACTGTTGGCATGACATATGATGAGTGGTTTGAGTTCTCTACAAGGAGTCTGTGATGAGCAAGCCACGAGAAGTTAGCGCCAAAATAAGCAAGAAGTTTAATCTCAGCGAGATTGAACTCATAGTTGAGGCCTTGTCTATCTATAGGGACAGTCGTCGTCGTATGGTTTCGGGTCTGTTTGACCGGAGCGGACGGATGTACACCAACCTGCGGAAAGACTCAATCTCATCCGATGAACTGATGGAACTCATGTCCAGTGGAGAAGTTGAAATGCGCTCTGTCTCTCGTGGTAAGTTTTTTTCCAAGGAAGAATGCGAACACGTAGACGGGTTAATCGAGGCATTCCTCACCGGGATGATGCTAATCGAAGAAAAAATCGAGACAAACATAAACAAAAAAGCTGAAGATAACATAGACAAAGTAATCGACGAATTGTATTCACTATTAAAAGGAGAAGAGTAATGGTAGAAAAGCAGTATTTAGAACATGCGTTGTATCTGGACAATGTATTAGAGTCGGACCTTTCCGTGCTCGAGCAGATAGCGGAAATCATGGAAGAGAATTACTACACCCTGTCTGCAACCGGCAATGACGCCATCAAAGCCGCGGTGGAGGATTTTGTTAACGGCCACTGGGAGAATGACCAAGACAATGATTTCAATAATGAGGAGATTGCTTCAGCGATTGAGTACCTCCGGATTAAATTCCACATCGAAGGGAAACTTGGCGTGACCGCAAGTCATCACTATACGCACAGATGGAATCAATCATTCGATAAAGCGAAAGGGTAAGGCCGGGGCTCGGGCCGGATAGTGGGTAGTAGCACTGTTCGGCCGAGGAGCTGCGGCTGAAGTATTCAAAAAAATCAAAAAATTGAACAACCTCCGGAGGCCTTTCATTATCACGACGGTGGTGGAAGAACCCGTTTTGGAAATTTGGTATTCTGTCCTGTAGGGTGAGTAGCGAAAGGAAGTATCTACTATGTTGAAAAAACCAATAACGGAATCATCTATTGCCAGTATCCACAACTCTCGTTGGGCTGACGCCATTGAGGAGTTCGGTGACAAGTTCACCGTCCCACGGGATGTCTCTCAGGGCATCAGCGACTATACGAGGGCTCTCCATGTCCTCCATATATGGAATCGTGATGGGGCAAAGGGCAGTCCGATTAGAACCATGTTCTCCTACTCTCTCCCTGACGCTGTAATCGCAGAGGTGTCCAATGAATACTGCGGTATTCAGGTGGATGAAGATTCGGTGGTGGATGAGGTTAAGACCGAGAAGCGGGCTGACAAGTGGGACGCCTTCCTGAAATGGGCGAACCAGCATCACTTTGAGCAGTACACCACAGAGCAACTGATGGAACAGTGTGGCTTCTCCTACCCGACCACCCTGAAGTATGTACAGGACTCCCCAACCTTCAGAAAGATAAAGAAGGGTCTGTGGGAAATCAGAGACGCCAAGGCTGACAGGGAAGCGAAATGACAGTCAGCAACCAAACAGGAATTGAGTGTTTCGATTGTAATGACGACACCACGACAGGTGGCTTTACTGACGTAATAGATAACGCATACTTCTGTCCGAGTTGTTGGGCAGAACGAAGAGAACAGTCTAAAGACGAGGCCGACAGAGGGGCGGGGGTCTAATTGGGACTCTTGGGCGGGTACTTTGTCTACAGGGTAGGCAAGAACCGTGGAGAGAAAAAGGCTGAGCGCCGTCAGCAGGCTGCCATGTCTGCGAAAAATTGCATTATTTGTCAATCTCGGCGCGCTGACTGTAGAGAACACGGCGAAGTGGTGTTCTGCTTAGATTGTTGCGGCTGTAACTAGCCACCCGGGTATCTAACACCTATAGCCCCGGCCTTATATGTTAGGTGAGCCTAACAATCGAGAGCCATAGCCCCGGGGAAACCCTGTTACACCCCTGCAAGAAAATCAAAAAATTGCTCTATAGGTAATGTGGGTGTCTAGCGATTTTGGAAATTTGGTATTTCATGGTGTAGGGTGCTTACTGCCTCACGGTGTCAAGTGATTTTGGAAATTTGGTATTTCGTGATGTAAGATATGCACAACTAAACAAACACCCTTAAGGAGGGAAACAGAAATGACTACTACACAAACCACTTTGCCACAGTGCTGGCAAGACCTAGAGGACGCTCTCAACAATGGTGTTGACCGAGTAATCCTTTTCGGACCATCGGGAATCGGCAAGACATACGCTGGTATGAATATCGGCGATGTTGAAGCAGGAGCATTCCGACTGGTATGCACTGAGGACATGACCAATATGGATGTCACTGGAACATTCCTGCCTGATGGCAAGGGTGGCACTAAGTGGCTTGATGGCTCGGCTCTAAAGGCTTGGGAAGGCAACGGCATTAAGGGCGGTCGGCTCATCGTGGACGAAATCGACAAAGCGTCAGGCGATGTTTACGCAACGCTCTTGGCGATGTTGGATTCCCCTGAATCGGCTTCCTTTGAACACCCTGACACTGGTCGGGTTCATCGTCCAAAAGCAGGATTCTCTGCAATCATGACCACCAATGTTGAGAACATGGGCGAGTTGCCAACTGCTCTCACTGACCGATTCCCAATCAAGATTCGTATCAACGAGCCACACCCAAGCGCACTGCTCCGTCTATCCCCTGAATTGCGCCAGTTCGCAGTTCGGATGGCTGACGCTGGCGAACGCCGTATCTCACTGCGAGCATTCATCGCTTACGACCAACTCCGCAAGGGTCTTGGTGACGAGCGAGCAAGCCAGTTGACATTCGGCGATAGGTCGCAGTCAATTCTTGACGCTATTGCGATTGAGAAGTTGGCACGATGAAAACTGCAAAAAAACGTATCTCGGCTGAACCCGAGTTTCTTTCACGCAACGATGTGAAAGGCGGTATGTGGAAGGTTGATGAGGTTCGTGCAATTCGTGGCGAACCTTGCACCAACATTGTTACGAGGGAAATGAAAGTTCCAACTGACGATGACCCACTGGCTCGGGCGATTCGTGCGCACGAAATGGTTCACGCAAAAGTTTCACCTGCCAATGACTGGGGGAAGTGGATTGACCGCAAAATCGCAACCCACCAATCAATGGTTGTTGTTGAGGAGTTGCGTGTCAATTACCTTTGCCAAAAAGCAGGCTTTGATGTAAAGAGCGACCTCGCCGATGGTGGCGAGATGGCTGACGGGGAACGCCTCGGTGCAACAGAGGACTGGGTGGGTGCTGTGCAAATGGCAGTTGCCACTGCTGGCACTGCGTCCAACAAACTATTCCTCAACGGAATCCGCAGGCACAAGCGAGAGTGGGGTGCGATACTTCTTGACATATCAAAGCGAGCAGTCAAGGAAATGAAAAAGGCTGACAAGTATCGCAACCTTGCTTCAACCGAAATAGACACAAGTAGCGGTCTATTCCCGATGGGCTTTGTCCATACAGAGAGACTGGCTGAATGGGTTGACCGCCTCTGTGCAAAATCTCCCGAGCAAATCGCAGAGGAGAAAGAAAAGGCTCGCAGAGAGCGTGAGGAAGCAAAACTCCGCAAGGCTCTTGGTCAGGACGCAGACGAAGCAGAGGGCGAGGAAGGTGAAGCCAGTGAGGGTACAGGACGACACTCCAATAAGGGAATCACTCCTAATGACAAAGGCAAAGATGATGGGAACCCATACAAGGGAATCACCAGTTCTAACGCAACCTACCGAGTTGCCGAATGGCAGAAACTAAACATTGAGTTTATGCCAATGCCGATTCTCTCCAAAGGCAACTTGGGCAAGCGTAGGGTTGCCTCAAATATGGGAATGCGCCCACGCCGTATGCACCGAATGATTACCGACCCACAGATGAGAATCTTTGACAAGGTAGTTCGTGGCACTGGTGGAGTTGTGATTATTGACGGAAGTGGTTCAATGTCTTTCAGTAGAGAGCAACTAACGAAAATCATTGAGAACGCTCCAGGAGCAACCGTGGCTGTGTACACCGACAGAGGTGACTCCAATATGACGAACCTTTGGGTCGTTGCGCACAAGGGCAAAATGGTTAATGAACTCCCAAGTGTTGGACAAGGTAACGGAGTTGACTTCCCTGCGATTGAGTGGGGCGTTAAGCAAAAGCAAACTTCACGCTCACCAATCGTTTGGGTAACTGACGGTGGAGTGTGCGGAAAAAACGGAAACTTTGAGGCAGTTCTTGCTATGCAGTGCATTAACTTCTGCAAGAAAAACAACATTATTGTTGTGCCTCATGTTGACGAAGCAGTTGAACAATTAAAGAATCTAAAGTTCGGTAACAAAGCCGAAAGTATTTATCCTGAAATGTTCAAGAATACATTCAAGCAACTTAACGGAACCGAACTAATCTAACGAGGTGTGCCGTGGGGTGTAGAAATACGCTCCACGGCATGCGCTTTAATCAGCGCAGATGTAATCCCCTCGGCGTCCTTACCCTCCTTTCAACGCTGGGGGGATTCATCAAATTCAATATAGAATTACTAACAACTACTAACAGGGAGCACTCATGGAAAACGAAGTAAAGTTTGAACCAGTCACGAAACAACAATTCGAGAAATGGATTGAAAAGCCGCTTACCGATAAAGAGTGGGAAAAAGTCGGGAGCGAAGTAGAGGGAAGAGTAGAAAACTTTGTTGACGGCCTACTCGCCGAACTCGTGCAGGATTACTACGACGGAGTATTCAGTGCAGAATAAATTCACTCTCATTCAAAACAAGGCAATTGACAAGCCTCTTGAGTTTGTCATCCTCGGCACCCTAGAGCAAGATGACGACGTGCCGGATATGTACTGGAACAACGAACTGGGATGGACACGGCTCAGCCACGCAACGCGCTTCACAGAGGAGGAAAGAATTAAACTATCTCTACCGCTGGGCGGCATATGGGTGAGTCTCACTGAGATGGTTCACTCCATGGAGATGTCTAAAGCCAACCATCCAACCAGTGGATTCAGACAGCCTCGTTTGACTATCGTCGACGAGAGTGAATAGCCCTGTCCCAAATGCGCAACGCCTGCACTAGGAATACTGCAGAAAGCAACTCGACAAAAGAAAGTTCCCAGTCAATAACCCGGGACTCTTTTGCTATCAGGAGGAGTCCGTTGATGAGCACGGAGTACAAAACGATTGTCGCTGCGTGCCCGATGATTCCAACGAGAAGTGCGCCGACCATGTTCTTGTCTGCCTCAATGTCATCGTACAGGTCGTACCCGCGGCTGTCTTTATTTGACGGTGGTGGAAAGGGTGATTTTTTCATGATTCCTAATCATAACCAGGCGGCGGACTCGTGTGCACGTTCCGTGCGATATCAAATTTCCATCTTTTTTGAACAATTTCAAAAGACCAGGTACAGATTGCGTGCTAAAAAACATAACTTTCCCCAGAAGATGCGGCCGCAGCATTGCGAAAAAATCAGTTTTTTTGCAGTTTTTCCGTCGACCCGCGTCCGGTTTTACACATGAATATTTTTGACAATTTGATGAACGCGCTGCCGGCTCAAATCAAACTTATCTGCGATTTGCCGGAGCGAAGACCCAGCTGCGCGCATTTGCAAAATTTCGGAATTTCTGTTCGAATCAGTGGATGGTCCAGGCTTCAGAGGTCCCCATTGCCAGCCGTTAATCGCCTGGATAGCAGCCGCACGCTCTTCAGAAAGTTGATTTTTTCGCCGTCTCTGGCGAACGTACCCGACCCAAGCTCCCAGAGTGACATCATTATTATCAATAATTTCGATATGCACGGCAGGTACATTGCAATTTCCCTCTCGAGCGGAGAACTGAGAAAGTGCTTTAATGTAGGTATTGAATCGAGTGGTGTTGTCCATAAGCCACAGATTAGTACGGCGTTCGCTGCCTCACGGAAACAGTTGACATTTAATTATTTATTACAACAAAACTTAACATCTGGGAACCGGACGAGTAAACTAGTAACAGCCAGGGAGGTAATACTTGAGCAATCCATTTGATGACTTCAATAAGTCTGTGCCATTCGAGAGAATTCATGAGCTCACCGCGGCGCTTGCGGCTTCAGGGATAAATGATGACGTGGCCGCAGCGATGCTCGAGGAACTCGAAGAAACAGAGCAGCAGGTCCACAACGTAATGTTCGTCGCGACAGATGGACAATATGCAATAAAAGCTATCCACGTGCCAGAGTCCTCTATCGGCAATGTGAATGGACCAGTGCTTTTCCCATGTTCGAATCCGAACGTTATACTTGCTGCATTCTCCAAGGAATACATCCAAGCTCAAATCGAATATATCGAGAATCTAGACGCGGGGCTTCGGGATGAGGCATGGGTCGAATTCCTGGAGTGCCTAAATGACAAAATCACGCTAGAGTGTGAATCAAACCCACCAACATGGAAGGACCTATAATGCAAACCAAATTCGATGTCCCTATTAATTCGACGGTGGTGGAAACCCTCACTGATGGGCAGCTTGACCTCGTAAAAATGGTCGACTGGGTCCATGGCAAGACTCCGCCGCTTACCTGGGAGGACGCCGCACGCCGTGCAGTTTTTCAAATTTTTAATCATTCTTTAAACGTTTGGGACCGGCTGTCAGATGTGCGCGAATACCTGGATTACCTCATCGAAGAGGTTGGCCCGGAGTCAAAAAAGGATATTTCAGGAAAAGTGGCGGCTGAATATTGGGCGATTTTGGGAAGAACAGCTGCAGTGGCGGCCGAAAAAAATAATGTTTTTATCCATATCGACGAACAACTATCTCAGTACGTAGACAAAATATCTACGATTTTGGTTAAAAAGCAGCGCGATTACGGGCACCATAACATTGCTCGATTCGGGCGCGCCGGTCTACTCGTGAGAATGCACGATAAAGTAGCGCGACTCGAGAACCTCCTACAGGATGAAAGAACCCCAGAGAACGAATCAATCCTCGATAACTACATCGATGTAATTGGTTACGCGTCAATCGGCATCATGTGGGAAAGAAATTGGTTTTTATTGCCGCTGACGCCGGCCGCAGGATAGTTCAAAAAATCAAAAAATTAACACATTTTCCGTCGAATTATCATGACGGTGGTGGAAAGCAAGTTCTGAAGAACCGGACGTTTAGAGAATAGGGAAAAATGTGGAAAATATTAAAGATAAAGTATCCGAAGGCCTGGTCGGTAGATTTGTTCACAGGCACCTGGAGGCTGGGCTCCTCGTGCACTACCCGAATCATCGGTATGTGAACAATCAGGGTCTGATTAAGTCGGTCTTCAGCAGGGACCAATACGGAACCCCAAATGCATATGAGGTTGAATGGTTCAGCGCGCTAGACGGATATGCCGTGAGCTCGGAGATTGTCCTGGCCGAAGTAATGCTGTTTGAAAAATGGAGCTTCTATGAAGACCGAGATGTGTGGATTCAAAAATTCGAAGAAAGCATCGAGCTGTACCGGATGAACGAAGAGCGAAAAAGACAGCAAGACTAATCAATTAAATGACGGTGGTGGAAGACCGGGAAAAAAGTGACCCCGGAGGAGACCAAGCGCGCCACCTACAAACCCGCCTTATCTCAACCCCGGGGTCGAGTGACACCAGAAGGAGAAAGGGGGGACCTTCCGGCATCGGAATAAAATATATCACAGGTCGGAGCCCCGCTGCGCAACCGCCCCAGAGTACGTGGCAAGTCTGGATAAATCAAACCAGAAGGCCGAAAAAAAATCTAAGAAATATTGCTTCCGTGCTTGACGGTGGTGGAAGACCCTGCTAACTTAAATCCCGTTGGGTAGCTCCCAGCGAAATACCGTAGGCCCTACAACTCAATCACCTAGATTAACTTTCTGAAATTTTCAGAGGGCTTACATGGCGACGTACTCGATAGGGTTTGCGGAAATAAAAGGTTTCCCCAGACCCCTTCCAAAGTGGGTCACTTCGTCCTTCTGTATCTATTCAGTTTGTTCCTTGGAATAATTCAATAACTCATACTCACTATGAGTCGCAACATTCTTCCAAGAAAAAATGTCTCTAGGTAGCCTATAGATTCACCTATACAACTTGTAACATTCAATATTCACAGGGGAGAACTATGTCTTCAAATATTACGGTGGTGGAAAGGCTTTTCGAGATGACCGAACCAGCTAAAAAAAGGGGAGCTCAGAAGCGCCCCCGTGCTACGTCTATAAGCAAGAACAAGAAGTCGCTCCTAGTAGACCAGAACCTAATTAAAGAAGTATTCGACTTCTGGGTACTGACATTCAACAAGAAGCGCGTAGTCCTAGATGAGAAGCGCAGACAGACCATAGGAGCTGCAATACACGACTATGGACTCGACGCCTGTAGGGACGCGATAGTCGGCTGCTCCCGCTCAGACTTCCACATGGGGCGTAACAAGAACAACCGTGTGTACAACGAGATAGAACTCATCCTGCGCGACTCAGAGCACATAGAGCGCTTTCTTGCCCTAGTATCGGATAACACCACAAACGAGGAACCGTTCTGATAACCAAAGACCAGACAGTAGAGATAGTAAGACAGGCCTATGCCACCTACAACCAGCAGCTACTGATTGTAGATGAGAAGCCAACCTTTAACGCCTGGTACGAGTTGCTGCGCGACTTAGAATACGAGGACGTTAAGGCGGCCTTCATCCAGCTAGCGACACACGCTAAGTTCATGCCCAGGCCGGGCGACGTACGACGTACCGCAATAGATACCCGTAATAAAGTGACCCCATTTTTAGATGCATATTCTGCTTGGGGTATTTTCCAGGGGATATTAAAAGAGGTACATTCTGGTGCCCAAACAGAAAGACCCCCTTTCGACGAGGCACTAAAAATTACGCTAAATAAATTAGGGGAAGTTTCATACGACATGCACACCAACGGCGATAGAGAGGTGTTCGTACGGACCTATGAGCAGGTAGTCCAGAAACTAGAGCAAGACAAGTACGCCATACAAAAGGAAGATTTGTAGATGAGCACTGACAAAAAAAATTTTGAAACGAAAAAACCGCACGCGCGCAAGCTTTTCGCCTCTTTTATGTCCTTTATGAACCGTCTCCCAGGCCCTCTCCTGTATTTGGTTAATCTCTCCCTCTGGCTTTCTGGCATAGCTCTCTACCTCTGGCTGTGTTGGAACGCAATTAGTCTCCTCAATCAACTAGTCTCCTGAAAGGTCTCATGCCCATACTTGACTACTTCTTCTTCTTACTGGGTCTATTCGCAATAGTCGTTATCTCCTATTCCCGTGCCTCATTCTGGCTTCGTGCACTCGGGGTAATCTACATCTCCCTGCTCATTCATAACCTAGTTATCCGCTAACATCTGGCTATGAAACGGAATCAGGGGCGCCCAGTAGTCCATCCAGTCAAAGAACATACGACTGTGACCATCAAAGTGGATAGGGACTTTAAAGAACGCCTTATCTATCAGGCAGAAGCAGTCGACCTTACCCTTACGGACTATATAAAATCTCTCGTTTATAGAGATGGTCCTGGTGCGTAGGCTGTGCGCAAGCGAGAACTAGCGAAGTTCCCTAACCGTAAGTACGGTATTGCCCTCTCTGTGACGGGTGCTCAAAAGAATGAGATTGTTCGCTATGCCGAATCGGTAGGGGTCTCAGTGAATCAACTGATTACTTATGCGGCCCTTATGTTCATTCGGAACGAAAAGAATATCCCTGAGCCTGGTCCTTCCCAGTACTCTAAAGTCACTGCTGATGATGTCATCCGTTCGTACATCACTGGTGAAAGACTTCTTCAGCCTTGTGGTCAAAAGGAATGCGTGCAGGACATTACTGAAATATCAGGTATGGAGTTCTGCAAGACCTGTAACCTAAGAGTTGGCTGAGCGTTAGCGATTAACTAGTCTTCGAAGTCGTCTAGCTTCTCTCCGCATATGGGGAATGTCGGGATTATCTTCTTCTTAATGCAGGAGCATATAGTGGCTTCCATTAGCTACCCCACATCTGTGCAAGGGTCGGTCGTGTTGGTCTCACGCCTCTACGCCTCTGCTCTGCTGCTAGTTGTCTAGAGGTTAATCCAGCCCATACTCCATGCATATCTGCCGGTGGGAACTCTAGTGCATACTCTAGACACTGAGCCTTCACAGGGCA